CCTTCGACGCATCCCCGGGCATCGCCTACCCCTGGGCACCCCTGACCCAGATGCTCCACGGGATCCGCCCGGGTGAGCTCGTCACGGTCACCGCAGGCACCGGGGTAGGCAAGAGCCAGTTCTGCCGCGAGCTGGCCTACCACCTCATCAAGAGCGGAACCCCGGTCGGCTACATCGCCCTCGAGGAATCCGTGGCCCGCACCGCCATCGGCCTGATGAGCCTCGAGGCAAACCGCCGGCTCCACCTCGGGGCCAACAAGCAAGAGCTCAAGGACTCCTTCGACCGGGTCTTCGGGGAGAACAAGGTCTACCTCTACGACCACTTCGGGTCCACCGAGGGGCAGAACCTCCTCGACCGCATCCGCTACATGGGCAAGGGCCTCAGCTGCAAGGCCGTGTTCCTCGACCACATCTCCATCGCCGTGAGCGGTCTCAACGATGGGCAGGGGGACGAGCGCCGGATGCTCGATGCCTTGGTGACGAAGCTCCGCACCCTGGTCGAGGAGACCCAGATCACCCTGTTCATGGTCTGCCATCTCAAGCGAGTGGACGGCAGGAGCCATGAGGAGGGAGGCGAGGTCAGCCTGAGTCACCTCCGGTCAAGCCAGGGCATCGCGCAACTCTCCGATGCGGTGATCGCGCTTGAGCGGAACCAGCAGGGCGAGAACAAGAACCAGACGAGGGTTCGCGTCCTGAAGTGCCGCTACACGGGAGAGACGGGTTCATGCCTTGCGCTGGAGTACGACAAGGAGACGGGCCGCATGGCCGAGTGCCCGATGTTCGATCCGGCGGAGGACCTGAAAGAAATAGATGCTCATATTCCTTTCTGACCATTGGATCGCCAAGGATCGTCAATACATTGTCTCTGAATCGAGACGGTAGTACGAAAGGATCAAGGATGATCGCTGACGGCACCCTGTTTCTGGATGGATGCGACGACGCCGTGGTGGGCTGGGCGGTCCGCTGCGGCCAGCCGGTAATCGTCGTCTACGACCACGACAAGCTCATCAAGAAGTTCCTGGACGACGGTATGACCGTGGAGGAGGCCCATGAGTGGGTCTCGTTCAACATCGAGGGAGCCTGGGTCGGTAAGGGGACGCCGGCGGTCATGTACCGGGGAGATGCGGACGAGGCGCGGGAGGCGCTTGGGGAATGAACCCCGTCATCTTCGACATCGAGACTGACGCCCTCGACGGATACACCCGCATCCACTCCATCGTGGTCCGCGATGCGGTGACCTCGAACATCCTCGCATCGACCTACGAGGCCATCGGGCATGGGGAGTCCCTGCGGATCCTCAAGTCTGCCCCGGCCATCGTCGGGCACAACGTCATCAACTTCGACCTCCCGGTTCTCCGCAAGCTCCTCGGGTTTGAGCCTTCGTGTCAGGTCATCGACACTCTCGTCCTCTCCCGCCTCTGCTACCCGGACATCCGCAACGACGACTACAAGCGCAACGAGTTTCCCAAGGATCTCATCGGGAGCCACTCGCTAAAGGCATGGGGTCATCGCCTCGGGCTGCACAAGGACGTCTTCGGGGAGACCGCGGACTGGTCCAGGTGGTCCGAGGAGATGCAGGAGTATTGCGAACAGGACACCGAGGTCACCCGCAAGCTCTGGCACCACCTGGTTCAGCAGGGAATCTCCGACCGTGCATGGGAACTCGAGCACCGGGTCTCGTCCATCTGCCGTGACATCGAGGTTGCCGGGTGGACTTTCGACATCTCGGGTGCCGAGCGGCTCACCGCGCAACTCCTGACGAAGCGGCTGGAGCTGAAGGAGAACCTTGTGAAGGTCTTCCCTCCGAAGAAGGAGGTCCTGAAGACCAAGACCAAGACGATCCCGTTCAACCCCGGGAGCCGCCTCGACATCGCCCGCGGCCTGAACGAGCTCTACGGGTGGAAGCCGGTGCTGGTGACTCCCTCGGGACAGCCTCGGATCGACGAGGAGATTCTGTCAGAGCTGAAGTACCCGGAGGCGCAGATGCTCACGGAGTACCTCCTGGTGGTGAAGCGCCTCGGTCAGGTGGCCGAGGGCGAGGAGGCATGGATCAAGCTGACCAAGGGCGGGAAGATCCACGGAAGGATCAACCCGGGCGGGACGGTGACGGGACGGGCTTCCCATGCCCGCCCGAACATGGCGCAGGTGCCTGCGGGGCGGAGCCCCTACGGCAAGGAGTGCCGTGGACTGTTCCTACCGAGGAAGGGGTGGAGGCTGGTGGGAGCAGACGCATCGGGGCTCGAGCTCCGCTGCCTCTCCCACTACCTCCACTCCTACGACGACGGTGCCTACGGCAAGGCCGTGGTGAGCGGCGACATCCATTGGGAGAACGCCATTGCCTTCGGTCTGGTCCCTTCCGGAACCAAGAGGGACAAGCACGACCCCGGCCATGAGGACCGCCGCAACCAGAGCAAGACCCTGATCTACGCGATGATTTACGGGGCAGGGGACCTGAAGCTCGGCTCGGTGGTCGGAGGGGCGGCCAAGGACGGCAAGCGCCTCCGTGCGTCTTTTGAGAAGAAGGTGGCCGCCTACAAGATGCTCAAGGAAGCGGTGGTCTCGGCTTCTCAGCGGGGATACCTGCTCGGCCTCGACGGTCGCCGGCTCCCCGTGCGTTCGCAGCACTCCGCCCTGAACACCCTGCTCCAGTCTGCGGGAGCGGTGGTGATGAAGGTGGCACTCGTCAGGTTCGTCCAGGACATGGCTTTGGACGGACTCGGGTGGGACAAGGACTACGCAGTCATTGGGTGGATCCATGACGAGTTCCAGATTGAGTGCCGGCCTGAGCTGGCAGAGCGTGTTGGACACGGTGCGGTCTCAGCAATCGCCGGTGCCGGAGCAGAGCTTGGGTTCCGGTGCCCGCTCGATGGCGAGTTTCGTTCCGGGGCTACATGGGCCGAGACACATTGAGAAGAGCCTCTGGGTTGCATACCTCGCCGGATACCTCGATGGCGAAGGTTGCTTCACGGTTTGGCACGGAAGAACCCCGGCAATCTCGGTGAGCAACACCTTCCCATATGTCCTCGAGGCTCTCCGCAAAGAATGGGGTGGCTCTATTCGACGGAAAGCGGGCCGGGATCGCAGCCGCACCGCGTGGGAATGGCGTGTCTGTGGTGAACGCGCCATTGCTGTCGCTCAGATGGTTTCCCCGTACCTCGTCGAGAAGCGGCTTCAGGCCGACCTCCTTACGCAGGTCCGGGTGTGGCCGAGTGGATCGAAACAACGGAACGACCTGGTCGCGCGGCTCAGGTCACTCAAGAGAATTGACTACGGAAAGGGTGGGGAATGACGGATCTATCTCTGACGACAACTGCGGAACTCCTCGACGAGCTGAGTCGCCGGGTTGATGCGTTTGTGTTCATCGCCTACCAAGATCGGAGCCAGAAGTCCTACGCACTCATTACGGAGTTCAAGGGGAACGCTCTTGAAGTGATTGGGCTTTCCGAAATGCTGAAGGACCGGGTCAAGGAAGTCGTGTCGGATACGCGTGAAGGGGGCGGAGAATGACCCACATCGTCATTGACGGGGACATCCTCTGTTACACGGCATCGGCTTCGGTCGAGAAGCCAATCCATTGGGGGGACGACTTCTGGACCCTCCATGCGGATCTTGCAGAGGCCAAGAGCCGGGTTGACATCGACATTGTGGAGTTTGTTGAACGCCTGAATGGATCGTCGTACACGGTCTGCTTCAGCGACAAAGCAAACTTCAGGAAGATGGTTTATCCCGAGTACAAGGCCAATCGTAAGGATGTCCGCAAGCCTGTGTGTTTCGCGGCGCTCCGGGAGTACGTCCAAGAGTGTTGGCCGTGCGCGACGTGGCCCAACCTTGAGGCCGACGACGTGATGGGAATCATGGCGACCACCCCCAAGAAGGACGTCGTGATTGTCTCGGCTGACAAGGACATGCGGACAATCCCTGGTAAGTGGTTCAACCCGAACAACCCGGATGCGGGTGTTGTCGAGGTAAGCCGAGCGGACGCAGACCGAACCCATTTGATGCAGACCCTTACGGGTGACCGCGTTGACGGGTACCCGGGTTGTCCCGGAATCGGTCCCGCTCGAGCCGAAAAGATCGTTGATGGGGGGTGGGATGCGGTTGTTGACACCTACGCCAAGGCCGGCCTGAATGAGTCGGTCGCGTTGGTGCAGGCCCGCATGGCCTACATCCTGCGGAAGGGCGATTACATCAAGAGTTCATCGCGGGTGCGTCTGTGGACCCCGAAAAAGGCAGCAGCATGAAGAGCGATTCCTGGGTGGAGATTCATCTCCCTTCGTGGGAGACAACCGTTCGTGTTGAGGGGCATGACCGCGAGCGGGATGGAGACCTTCGATGCAAGTTTGATTTCAACTTCGGCGATTACTACGCCTGCCTGATGATCTCAAAGATGGGCCCAGACGGAAGTGACCAGCACCTTGCGTCGGTTGACCTACACATCGACCAGCTCAAGATGATCGCCGAGATTGCGTCTCGGGTTGGCCCAGGGATGGGGGGCTCCGATGAGTGATGGGTGCTTTTGCGCGTGGCGTACTGACCCTATTGAGAAGCTGTGTCGCTACTGCCGCCCCTTGCGTGAAGACCTTGATGAGTCACGGCGACTTGAGGCGGACCTTGAGGCCGATGCTCATCAAGAGGAGGACGGCAAGTGAAGGACATTGTGACCCGACTACGCGCTGTCTTTCACAACGAACGCAGCGTGGAATTGATGAACCGCGAGGCTGCTGACGAGATCGAACGTCTACGCGCCGAGCGCGACGAGGCGAGGCGCAGGCTTGCTGAACGCGCAATGGATGATCTTGCTCGACTTGATGCAGAAACGAGGTTGATGCCATGAGCGGCGAGTGCAACATCTGCGGAGAGTGGGGGTGCGTCGAGTCGGCGCATGAGCACCGCCAGGACGGCATGACCCTAAAGGATTCGGGTGCCCGTCAGACCTGGGACACGGGGAGCCGTCGGGACACCCGAGACGGTAAGGGGAGGTTCGACCTCCTGCCGTGGGAGGTCGTCTGGGCCGACGCGAAGTACATCGAGCTGGGCGCGAAGAAGTACGGCGACCGTAACTGGGAGAAGGGCCAGCCGCTCTCCCGTTACCTCGACTCGGCCTGCCGTCACCTTGCGAAGTACATGGCTGGACACCGAGACGAGCCGCACCTGTTGGCTTGTCGATGGAATCTCGCAGCGTTCATTTGGACGCTTGACCGGATCAAGGAGGGGCGCCTTCCCGGTTCGTTGGACGATATTGGGGAGACCTCCGGGGCACCTATGGACAACCATGGATGACCTACCGCTGATCCACCCCGCAATGGTGGACGCATTGAAGAAGAGGTTCCCTGTTCCGGTGCCCAAACTTGACGACTCAGATCGTCAGGTTTGGTTCCGCGTTGGGGCTTGGTCTGTCATTCAATTCCTCGAGAAGACATCCAAGGAACAACAGGAGAAGACCCGTGTGCAGCCCGAGCATTCCTAAGCCGGTTCCCCCGCCGCCTCCGCCGCCGGCTCCGGTGAAGATGACTGAGTCGATGACGCCTACGGCGGCGACTCGGTCGAAGCGGCGGAAGGGCGGCTTCGGGCTTGACCTCCTGACGATCCCGATGGGCGAAGCCGGTGGTACCGGGGCCCAGATCCCGGGCACCTAAAGAAATCAATGGAATCAGCCAAGAGCCTCTGGCTTCATCTCGAAGCCGGGAAGATGTCGTATGTCAACCGGGCGCGGGAGTGTGCCGCCCTGACGCTCCCCTTCGCGTACCCGCCGGCAGGGTCGGGTTCGGTCACGGCGCTTCCCACCCCCTACAACAGCCTTGGTTCGCGGGGTGTGAACAACCTTGCGGCCAAGCTGCTCCTGAGTCTGCTCCCCCCGAATACTCCGTTCTTCCGGTTCACCATGAGTCGGGAGGCAATCCGGCAGGCGGATTCGCAGGAGATGCTCTCCGAGTTGGACTATGCCTTCTCCGAAATGGAGCGGGAAATCATGGATGAGATTGAGGGGATGCAGACGCGGCCCGTCATGTATGAGGCCATGCGCCATCTCCTGATCGCGGGCAACGGTCTCCTTGAGCTCAACACCGATGGCAAGTGGCGGTTCCGGGGGCTTGAGAACTATTCGGTTGAGCGGGATGCCTCGGACAACGTGATCCACCTTGTCACCAAGGAGACGGCGTCGGTCAAGGCGCTGCCCCCGGATATCCGTGCGCTTGCGGTGGAGCAGTACGGTGACTCTCAGCGGGAGATTGACGTCTACACCGCCGTCTGTCGCCGCGAGAAGGGGTTTGAGACGTGGCAGGAAGTGCTTGGAATGGAGGTCCCCGGCAGTCGTCGGACCTACTCCACGGATGATCTACCGTACATCGTTCTCCGCTGGAACCGGGTGGCAAACGAGGATTACGGCCGTGGTCTCGTCGAGGAGTACCTCGGTGACCTCATCTCCCTCGAGGCGCTCACTCGGAGCATTGTCGAGGCAAGTCTGGCAGCATCCCGAATCCTGTTCCTGGTGAATCCCAACGGACTCACCGCAGCACGGACCTTGCAGGATGCTCCGAATGGCGCCATCCGCGAAGGCAACCCGGAGGACGTTGGCGTTCTTCAGGTGGAGAAGTACAACGATTTCCGAGTGGCTCTTGAGACCATGAATGGGATCAAGGAGCGGCTCGGTCAGGCGTTCCTCTTGAACACGTCGGTCCAGCGCGGAGGAGAGCGGGTAACCGCTACCGAGATTCGCGCCATGATTGCAGAGCTCGAGTCGAGCCTCGGCGGTGTGTTTGCAACTCTGAGCGAAGAGTTGAGTCAGCCGTTGGTGACTCTGGTGATGAACCAGATGCTCCGCAAGAAGCGGGTCCGTCGGCTTCCCAAGGGTGTTGTCCGGCCCATCATCGTCACGGGGCTGGATGCACTCGGGCGTGGGCAGGACCTCCAGAAGCTCGACATCTTCCTTGCCGGGATCCGAGACGCGCTTGGGCCGCAGGTTGTCGCTCAGTACCTCGACGTGCAGGGCTACCTCGTCCGCCGCGCCTCGAGTCTTGGATTGGACCTCAACGGTCTCGTCAAGAGCCAAGAGCAGATGCAGGCCGAGGCGCAGCAGGCGCAGCAGCAGGCCATGACGGAGAAGCTCGGGCCCTCGGTGATCCAGGGTGGAGCGAAGTTGATCGGGCAGCAGATGCCCCAGGGACAAGGAGCAATGAATGGCTGAATCGACCCCGGTGTTCACGACCGACCCTTCCACGGGCCCCAACGACGCGGCGTACATCGCCCGCGCTGAGGCCGCAGCCCAGCAGGCGGCGCAGGCCAATGAGCCGGCGGGCGACTTCGGTGACGCAGCTGCATCGGCTTCCCAGCCGCCGGCTGCCCCGGAGCCGCCCGCACCGCTTGCGGGAAAGTTCAAGGACGCTCAGGAACTCGAGAAGGCATACCTTGAACTTCAGAAGAAGCTCGGGTCCTCCGAGAAGCCCGAGGCAGAGCCGGGTGAGTCTGCGGAGAAGCTCATCGGGACGGAGGCTCTGGACTCGTTCGTGTCTGAGTTCCGGACATCAGGCGCTCTTTCAGAAGAGTCCTACGGCAAACTCCAGAACTTTGGCCTGAGCAAGCAGGTGGTAGACGCCTACATCGAGGGGCAGAAGGCCCTCGCTGATCGCCAGGCCGAGGCGGTTTACGCACAGGTGGGTGGGCGGGACTCATATCAGCAGGTGATTGAGTGGGCCTCCTCCTCGCTGTCCGCAGACGAGCAGGAGGCATTCAACGGAATCATGGCATCCGGTGACATGAAGGCCGCAGCCTTTGCCGTCAAGAATCTCGCGGTCAGGTTCGCTGCCGAGGGCGGACAGCCGGTCCGAATTGAGGGCAAGGCGGTTGCCACCCCCGCAGGATTCCGAAGCAAGTCGGAGATGGTTTCGGCCATGCGCGACCCCCGATACCAGCGTGATCCGGCGTATCGGCAGGAAGTCGCCCGGAAGATGGCGTCGTCCCAGTTTGTCTCAGACTGATGATCCGGATCGTTCTCCTTGCCGTGCTGCTTTCCGGGTGTAACCCGGTTCAGCGCATCGCGGTGTCTTCCAACTCAATCCGGGAAGAAGCCCGTGAGTTGGTAATTCACGGAGAAGAAATCGGGGACGACGAGGTTGTCTCAAGGGCAAGCAAGATTGATGGGCTCGCCGCCGGGATTCACAAGGAACTCCCGAACGTCCAGAACAAGCCGTCTGACCTTATGGACTTCCTGAAATGGGCAGCCATCGCCGCGGTGCTGATCGCCGTGGTGGTGTTGCTGGCTCAAACCGGGATTGGCAGCGGGATTCGAGCCGTGCTCGGGTGGATTCCTCGCAAGACCAAGGCTGACGCGACGCTGGCAGCGTCAGCCCTTTCGCAAGAGAAGCCAGAAACCATTAGGGAGTGGATTGCCTCCAAGAGGGCGGATCCGCTCTGGGACCGGGCGTTCAAAGACGCCCAGAAGGAGATCAAGTGATGCTCACCGAAATCATGGTCGCTGCGTTCGTGTTTGGTTCCGGAGCCAGCTTTGGCTACTGGCTGTGCAAGACCAAGAAGTTCAACTTCTGATCGACAGCAAAGTGGAACTATAAGTTGCACTTTGTTGCTGTTGGTTATCAAATCGGATAACCACCGGCAAACCGAAACAACTGCCGCTCCGTGGGAAACCACGGATCGGTGATTCACGCTTCATTGCGGCTCAGGCAGGGCCGTGATGATGAGGTCCGGGGAACGTCATCCCGCATCCGCTGAGGCCCCCTGAGGGGGACACCCTCGCGTCGATGCCGGTTGTCGAACGGGCTGACCCGTACTGCCATCGCATCGTAATCACAAGGAGTCACCACAATGGCTGGTGAGTTCAATTTCACGGGGAACCGTCAGGGCGCCAACAACGCCGGTTCTGACAAGCGCGAGCTGTTCCTCAAGGTTTTCAGCGGAGAGATCCTCTCCAACTACGAGACCAAGCTGGTTCTCGCTCCCCTCGTCCGCAACCGCACCATCGCGGTTGGTAAGTCTGCCACCTTCCCCATCTACGGCAAGGCGACCGCCAAGTGGCACACGCCTGGCGACAACATTCTTGAGGCCGCCTCGGGTTACCTCAACGACTTCAAGTTCGGCGAGCGCGTCATCAACATCGACAACATGCTGACCGCCAGCACGTTGATCCATGACGTCGATGAGCTGATGAACCATTGGGATGTCCGTGGTCCCATCGCAACGGAACTCGGCTACTCGCTTGCCCGCGCCATGGATGGCTTTGCCATGCGTACCATGATCGCGGCCTCGCTTGCCTCTAGCCCGATTTCCAACTCTTCTGGTAACGGCACCGCGCTGGCTGGCGAGACCATTACGACTGGTACGGCCAATTCGGTGACTGGCGCACAGATTGTTGATTCGCTCTTCACCGCGCAGGAGAAGCTCGACAACAAGGACGTGCCTGAGCAGGGCCGCTTCTGCATCGTGCGCCCTGAGCAGTACGGCTCGATTATGGCGGCTGCGTCCGACCGCGCTGTTCGTTTCTCGAGCGACTACGGCTCGGGTGTCGGCGACGTCTCCAAGGGCACGGCTTCGGGAATCGAGATCGCCGGGTTCAAGGTGCTCAAGAGCAACCTGTTCCCGCGCGACACGGGTGCCGAAAACTCCAACGCTCTGTGGGCTGCCGGCGGCGGCTCTCAGGCGAACATCGCCAACGATGTCTTCGGTGCGGCTGGCGTCGGCTACGGACCCGACGGTACGGCTGGTGTGGACTACTGGGGCGTCTGCGGTCACGCCGATGCCATCGGTTGCGTCAAGAAGCTCGATGTCTCGACCGAGATGGAGCGCAAGATCGAGTATCAGGGCACCCTGGTCGTCTCGAAGCTCATGGCTGGCTTTGGCATTCTCCGTCCGGAGTGCGCCATCGGTCTCAAGTGGAGCTGATAGCGGTCTGACTACCTAACCAATCACCGCCTGCCCGGGGAAACCCGGGTAGGTGGATTCACTCCTTTCCTCCCTCCCGGCCTCCCGGGGGATCACTCCCCCGGGGGGCTATCAGGAATCCCATGAACGAAACATCCCGGCTCCAAGCGGTCAACACGATGCTCTCCTGCATCGGCGAGACCCCGGTATCGACTCTTACGGGTCCAACGAACGCAGACGTCGTGGTTGCCCAGCAGATCCTTGACGAGGTGTGTCGGGACCTGATGAGTCGGGAGTGGTCATGGAACACCCTGAAGAAGCAGACACTCATCCCCGACATCAACGGGAACGTGACCGTTCCGTCGAATTGGGTCCGCGTGGATCACCCAACCAAGGACTACGCCAAGAAAGGCTCGCGTCTTTACGACCGCGACAAGGAAACGGACGTTTTCGATGGTCATGTCAAGGAACTTCAGGCCATCGTCCTACTTGACTGGGATGACATGCCGGAACCCGCCCGTCGATACGCCATGATCCGCGCCGGCCGAACCATGGGGGCCCGCATGGTCGGCAGCGAAAAGGTGGTTGCATTCACGGAGCGTGACGAAGCCCAGGCTTTCATGGTGCTCCGAGAGTTTGAGGCAGAGCAGGCTGACTTCAACATCTTCAACAACCCCGACGTCTCCTACAACAACCGCCGCTGGGCATGAACATCGTCTCCGTCCAGGTACCGAACCTCATCCAAGGGGTTTCTCAGCAACCCCCGCAGATGAGGCTCCCGTCGCAGCTCGAGGAACAGGTCAACGCTTACCCCTCGCTGTCCGATGGGCTCACGAAGCGCCCTCCGACAAATCATGTGAAGCGCCTGACCACGGACGCTCCTGACCAGTTCATTCACTTCATCAACCGTGATTCATCCGAGAGGTATGTGGTCCGAATCACCGCAAGTGGCCTGAAGGTGTTCACGCTTGCCGGCGTCGAGAAGACGGTCTATGACGCCCTGACCAACACCAACCCGTTTACGTTCCCTACCTACCTGAACACCCCAGGGAACATTCGGGCAATCACCATTGCCGATTACACCTTCTTGCTCAATCGCGGGCAGACGGTGGCGATGGGTACCACTACGAGTGCTGCGGCCGCTCGAGAGGGCTTGGTCACGATCATCCAGGCTTCCTACAGCACCGACTACAGCGTGACAATCAAGGTCGGGTCAAATCAGTACACCTACACAAACACGACTACCAGTAGCTCGGCGAGCACTACTGGGATCGTCACGGCCCTTGTCAGTTCGATCAACTCAGCGACGGGGACGACCGGACTGACGGCGACAAGTTACGGGTCTACCTTTCTTGTCAGTCACGGGACTTCAGACTTCTCTTTGAAGGTCTCCGACTCAGGAGGCGGAAGCCTCATGTCCTGCGCGAAGGGTAAGGTCAGCAGACTTGCAGACCTCCCGTTGCAGGCAAAGCACGGGTTCAAGGTTGCCGTCGGGGCGGCGGTTGATGAGCCTGAAGCGAGTGACTATTACGTTGAGTTCGTTGCCAACGACGGCGCGAGTGGTACTGGATTCTGGCAGGAGTCCGTCGGGTTCTTGGTCAAGACAGGCTTCGACGCCACAAGCCTCCCATTTGTCCTAGTCCGGAGGAGTGACGGTCATTTTGCCTGCTTCCGTCCGTCGTGGACCACCCGGACCGCCGGCGATTCCGCGTCGTCACCGGACCCGAGCATCGTGGGCAGGAAGATCAAGGACATCTTTCTCTTCAGGAACCGACTCGGGTTCGTCGCTGATGACAAGGTGGTCCTGAGCGAGAGTGGCTTCTACTTCAACTTCTTCCGCACGACGACCACTCAGATCCTCCCGACTGATCCCATCGACGTCTCGGTAGGGCACAGCAAGATTGCATCGCTCGAGGCCGCCGTCCCCTGGGACGAGAGGCTCATTCTCTTTTCCCCCCTCACGCAGTTCAGCCTTGGTTCGGGCGGGGACACCGTACTGAGCCCGGAGACGGTCGAGATCGTCCAGACCACGGAGTTTGAGAATGCTTCGGATCTTTGCCGCCCTGAGGCAACCGGGCGGTCCCTCCTGTTCCCGCAGCGTCGTGGTTCCTATGTCGGAATGCGTGAATACATCCGCATCTCCACGGACGAGAAGTACGACGGGATGGACATCACCGCGAATGTCCCCTCGTACATCTCTGGCTCCCCGACGCAAATCGCCGTAAGTACGCACGACTCCACGGGATTTGTCAGGACATCCGACGGGGTCTGGAACTACAAGTGGTTCGTGAACGGCACCGAGAAGATCCAGTCTGCATGGAGCAGGTGGGACTTCGGGTTTGATGCCGTGATCCGCGGCATGGAGTGGTTTGACCACAGCCTGTACCTCGTCTTGACCCGAGGAGGTCAGACGGTACTTGAGCGGGTTGACTTTGGCGGGCGATTCCTTGACGCCCCCCTTGATTGGGGTGTCCACCTGGACCGCCGCCTGAAGGTCTCCTGCACAACGACTGGAGCTCCGTCTGGCTCGAGCATCATCGACGTTTCCGGCCTTGACATCAACTTCACGGGCTTGGGTGTTCAGGTGATCGTGAACGGACTTCAGGCGAATGTTGAGTCCGTGTCTGGATCACAGATCGTCATTACGGGGCGATACAACTCATCTGAGGTGTGGATCGGTGTTCCCTATGAGATGACCTGGACGTTCTCCCAGCCGTTTGTCAGGAACGGGAGCGCGGCCATTGTCGATGCCAAACTCCAGCTCAACTACCTGACCTTGTCCTTCGAGGACACCGGGTACTTCACTACGACGGTGCAGCCGAAGTACCGGGACCCGTACTCCTACCTGTACTCCGCTGGACACGTCGGATCCAACCTGACGGCCGGTGCGGCGTTCCTCGGTACCTCGTCATTCCGCTTCCCGATTCATTGCAAGTCTGACGAAGCAAAGATCACCGTGAGCAGCTCGTCGTTTCTCCCGTGTCGAATCCAGAGCGCGGCCTTTGAGGGTCGCTACACCACCCGTAACCAGCCCGTATGACCCCCCATGTGCGCCCCTCGCTCGAGTCCGACTGCGGATTCATCGCCTCCCATCTCCGGGAAGCCGACAAGCGGGAATGCGACCTGTGGGGGGTTGATCCGCTGCATTCGCTGCGGCAAGGTCTCGCGTACTCGCTGCAACCGCTCACCGTCGTCGGCCCCTCGGGATCACCGACCGCCATGTTTGGGGCCACCTTCGGAAACTCATCGGACGCCACCGTCTGGCTCCTCGGGACTGACGAAATCGTGACGTTCCCCATGACGTTTCTGAGGCAGTCCAGTATGTGGGTAGATCACTTGTGTCGGCCCCTGCGGTGCTCGGACAAGATCACCGGGATAGGGAACTGGGTGGATCGTCGAAATGATCGACATGTCTCATGGCTCCTTTGGATGGGCTTTGAGATGACATCGCCATCCATGAAGGATGAAGTCGAAATCGGATACTTCCGAAAGGCATTCTGAACAACCATGTGTCTCCCAATCCTTGCCCCCATCGGGGCGGCCCTTGGTGCCTCTGCGGCACAGGCGGCGGCAGTCGGGACCATGGCGACCCTCGGGCTTGCAACGTCTGCCGCCGGGGCCGCTATGTCCTTCGTCGGGCAGTCACAGGCTGCTTCGGCGCAGCGGTACCAGTACAGCGAGGCTCAACGCCTTGCGAACGAGAACCTTCAGCTCCAGTACCGGCAGATGGCCGTGCGGCAGCGGGAAGAGCAGGTTTCCAAGGCGCAGCAGGTCCAGCAGATTCGCATGGAAGCCGAGCAGGCGTTCGGGTCTATCCGTGCAGAGAGCGGAGAAAGCGGTGTGTACGGGAACACCGTGGACATTCTGATGCGGGAGTTTGAGCGTCAGCAGAACGAGTCACTCTCAAACCTCGACCTGAACTACGACTTCAGGAACAGGCAGCTCCAGATTGAGCAGCTCGGTATGCGTGGTCGAGCCGAGAGCGCCATGATCCAGGCGTACCCAAACCAGACCGCTCCGAGCATCATCACGCCGCTCCTTCAGGTTGGCGGCTCGGCGCTGAACACGGTGAACATGTACGGGAACTTCTCAAGGATGCCGGCGTTCGGCGGCAACCCGGCCCCCCAGGTCTCGAGCCTTGCCCGACGCGAGGCATTCGTGGCCGGGCTTCCTGCCTTCTACCGCACCCCCGGAATGAACCGCTGGTACTGAACCGATGGCAAAGTCCCTCACCCCAAACGACCTTACTCAGGTTGCCATTCAGCCTTCGGCTTCCCCCGTCTCCCTAAACATCCTCCCGGCCCCCGGGCAGCGATTCAGCGGAAACACCCTTCAGCAGATTGGTGAGTCTCTGGCAGCCTTCAGCCCATCCTTGCAGGGGATGCTTGCTCAGAGAGTGGAGGAGGACAAGCGGGCGCTGGCTGCCCAAGGGGCGGCGGTTGACTTCTCCCGTGCCTTTGACGTCGATCCGAATGCCGCCCCAGAAGATCGACAGCGGGCGCTCAATGAAGCGTTCAAGGAGTCGATTTCGAGGCAGGGTGGCCCGGACTCAGCCAACCCATTCTTTCTAATCGCTGCACGGCAGAACTTCGGGCGAACGGTCGGCCTGCGCTATCGGAACGCCCTCGCATCGCTCCGTGAGAAGGCTACGGATCCGGACAACCCGGTGGCGTTCGGGGAGATCGCCCGTCAAGCGGCAGAGATGGCAGGCTCAGACGCGGTCACGGACGATGTCTATGGAGCAGCCGGGTTCGCCTCGGTAGCGCAAGAAGTAAACGCCGAGATGAGCGGGCGGTTCCAAGAGGAACTACGCAAGCGGCAGGACTTCCTCGCGGTGGAGCGCACCCAGCAGGGGATCGCGGATGGCCTTCTCACGGCTGCGGCAAGCGGCTCTGACTTCACTCCCGAATCGCTTGTCGGGCAGACCATTCAGCGGTCTATCGACGCCATTCAAACCACCTCGTCCGACCCTGAGACCGCACGAAGGACGGTCATTGGTGCGGCCCAGATTGCCCTAGGACAGATCAAGGACGAACAGGATGCCGAAGAAGCCGTCGCAGCCTTGAGCGAGATGCGGTTCGGGAAGGCATCAATCAGAGAGAACCCGGCATTGTTCGTCCAGCTCCTTCGGATCAAGGATCAGCGGCTCGACGAGATTGCCGCTGAGGGTGCCCGAGGAGAACGAATCCTGAAGCAGCAGGTTCAGAGAGGGATCCGGGAAATGTATGCCCTCGGGCTCAACGAGAAGGTGACCCGGGCAATCATGGACGGCAACCAAGAAGGCGCACAGCAGGCGGTTGAGTCCGTGTTCGATCAATACATCACGAACAACCCGGATACCTCCCCGACGATCCGAGACGCCCTCCGCAGGGAACTCCAGCTTGAGTTGGACCCGCTCTACGGAGCGGTCAGCCGGCAGCGCAACGCATCGAACGACGCAGCCTTTGAGAGCGGGTTCGGGCTCATTGACGATGGCACCATCATTGATTCAGGCGTCCTCAGAATGTGGGCGCAGGACAACCAGTTGACCATTGAGCAGCAGATGCAGCTCAACCGATACTTCTCGGAGAACGTCGGCGTGGTCCGATCCTCTGCCACCTACTACGCGCAGAACAAGGGCAAGGAGATCATCAATAGGGTTCTTCAGGGAATGGCCGCAAGCGGGAAGTTGCCCATGGGGATGAACGGGCAGCCAACGGTTACACCGACTGCACAGGATGAAGCACAGGCGCTTGAGGTTGAGTGGCGTACTGGTGCCTATGAGCAAGTCCAGAAGTTCGTCCGAGGGGACGTCCGAGACCCCGCATCGGGTTCTTCCTACCAGGACATCAAGCAGCAGAGCGGTGTTGAGACTGCTAACCGAGCGATTAGCGGTGTACTTGATGCGTGGTACGACAAGCAGATTGAGGCGTACAACCGAAAGAGCACGGCTACCAAGGCAGCAGTCGATGCCGGCCTACAGGTCTCCGCGCAGTCTCCTGCCGCGACCTTTGCCGAGGAATCCGCATCGTCTCAAAAGATGGTCTACGACACCATCGCCAAGCGCCTCGAGTCGGAGACGATGAACGAGCAGCAGCAGAAGACTGCCGTACTAGAGGCCATTGAGACCGAAATCGCTGATATCAATCGAATTGGCTACGAAGTCGGATTCGGGTATGGGGGGGCCTTCGAGCCCGTCCAACTTGCTGATCGCCTCGGGTCCATGTGGCGGGTGGCGTCTGAGAAGGGGACTGTAGGGGTCAAGCAGCTCGGATGGGTGTGGGATTCGAGCGTCGCCTTTACCCCGGACGTCATCCTTCACCACTACGGCAAGGTCAAGCGGAGCATTGCCAATGGGCTGGACGCTTATGAAGTGATCCGGAACGAGACCAGAGACGGTCTCCCCGTGTTTGGTGTGGTGCTTCCGCACCGCCGAGACGCTGTCGGGTACGCATTCTCGGTGCCCCTGTTCTCTTCTTTCGCACAACTCGGAGAAGCCGATACGGTCAACGAGGTCATGGACGCCATGTCCATCCCAACGGATCTTCGACAGCAATTTGTGGCCCGTCAAGCAACCCTCGTCCGAATGCGGGCGGCGGTGTCTGCCGAAGCGGAATCACCTAACAAGGTCAGCCCAATCGACTGAACATGCAGGACAACCAGAACTCCGGGCGGTACTTCTCGCAGGAAGAACTCGACGCCATCGTCTCCGGGGCTGTCGTGCCAAAGATGCCGACTGACCTCGGGGCTCCCCAGGAAGCAACCGGATCGTCTCCTGTGTGGGATACCGCGGACACCCTCATGGCTGTCCCGCGGGGTGCCGTCGGGGCAGCGAAGGGCGTATGGAACTTTGCCGATTGGGCAACATTCGACCTTCTCCCGGACTGGCATACCAATCCCCTCGGTTCGTCCAAGTCGATAGTGGGTGGTTTCGTAGAGGGAATTGCCCAGGTCGGAACCGGAATGCTTGTCGGTGGCGGAGTCCTTGGGGCTGTCTCCAAGATTCCGGGGGCCGTGGGTACGGCTGCTTCGTGGCTTGGCGGGGCTGGGGGCGGCGCGGCAGGCGTCGTCCGTTCCGGTCTCTCGAAGGGAGCCATTGCTGACTTCGTCGCGTTTGAGGCCCACGACGCCCGACTCTCAGACCTCCTTGTTCAGGCGGACAACCCCCTCCTAAACAACGTCGTCACGCAATACCTGGCGTCCGACATGGAGGATGGAGAACTCGAGGGGAGGCTCAAGAACGCCCTAGAGGGCGGCGTGACTGGCGTGGCCCTGGATGGCGTCGTGTCCTTGCTCAAGGGGTCCGTAAAGGCGTCCAAGAACTACCGGGCAGCAAAGGCGGCCGGTCGCTCTGAAGAAGAAGCAGTCAAGGCTGCCATGGACGCGGGTGCGTCCGACATCCGGCGGGGAGAGAGTGTCTTGTCCAAAGAGCAGGACAACCTCCTTACCAAGGCTGAGTTTGAGCAGACCGGCGGCGCGGGGGCTGAACTGAAGGAAGCGGAGGAACTGCTAGCCCGTGCCGACGATGAAGCGTCTCTTGAGGTGATGTCTGCTGGTCGGGCTGGTACCCAGTCCATTGAGGACATCCTCCAGGCGTTCAATGATGGCGATGTCGTTGATGTCAAGCGACCGTCTACGAGCGATGCCGGATATCCCGTGAAGCGCGGAGCTGACGCCATGATAAACCGGATCAACCGGGAGGTCGGGCAGGCCGCCGGGATCACCGCAGAGGAAGGGCGGTTCATGGCTCAACTCATTGAGCGCATGGGGGTGTCCAACTTCGAGGACATCGGCATCCGGTTCAGGAAGCTCCGCCCTGGAGCGAACGGATCGTTCGATTTCATCAGGAACGTCATCAACATCTCTCGGAAGGCCGAGGCGACCGGGGAGACGAAGCGCACGTTCGTCCATGAGGTGTGGCACTCGCTCACCGAGTACCTGGACGATTCGATGCTCTCCGCGATGAAGCGGGACTACGAGAAAGCCCACGTCGCATTCTTCGACAAGTACGGGGTTAGCCCACGGGATGCGGTGAGCGGGAACAAGCAGGTCGCCAAGAGCCTTGCCAAGGTCATCAGAGACAACAGCATCGACATTAGTGAGTGGTATCGGCTCATCAACTTGGATGAGTGGGTTGCCGAGACCCTGACGGACGCTTCGTTCCGTCAGCTCAATCTTGAGGCGGACACCAAGACCGTCCTCGGGTTCATGCGGTATTTCCTGAAGAACACGCTGACCGAAATCAAGTCCGTCTTCGGAGGTGCCAAGTACGACAAGCTCTCGAAGGACTGGCTGAACGGTCGCTACCAGTACGCGGCTGTTGACAAGATCACCAAGAGGCCGCACTCATTCCGCCAGACGGCTCGAGGAAAGGAAATCCTGCCAGGCAGGGGGGCGTTGGGCGGTCAGCGCATGGCTGAGTACCGGGCTTACGGTGAGTATGTGACGCCGGACATGAGCGGGATCGCGTTCTCGGCCAGTCGGGTCGGTGACCCCAACTACAAGGTCGATGAGGTTCGGGCAACCGCAGTCGATCCCAATGTCGCCAAAGAGATGAGGGACATCTTGGCTGGTGGAGGGGACCGAGCTGCCATCCGAGACGCGGTCAAGCGATACGACGACGCTGGGCTCATCAACTTCAACCGCATCCTTCGCGGGCAGGGGACGGACGAGGAGCTCTACGAGGAACTTGTCGGAGTCCTCCGGCAATTTGAAGCAAATCCTCGGTCGTTCTCTAAGGCACCGAAGGGAAGCAACAAGGCAACTTCCGACGCGGCCAAGGCTGCCCTGCTCGCCATGGAAGAGACCGGCGGAGTCAACATTGCGGCCATGCGGGCCATGGTGGAGAAGGGGACCATCACGGCCAAGGAGGTGTTTGATCTTGCCCCCGTGCTCGAGGGAGTTGAGATGCACCTTCGGAGCAAGATGCTTGAGGCCCTCCGAAACCCGTCTGCCGCCGATCCCGTGCTGATGGCAAAGGCGTGGACATCCATTGCCGGAAGCGTTGAGAAGTTCTTCTCATACGCGGGCAAGACGCTTCAAGTCCGTCAGGCATTCGATACCTCTAAGCGGTTCATGGACGAACTCTCAAGGCTCTCGCCAGAGCAGCGGAAGATCATGGCTGAGAGCATGGCGGACACCCTTCAGTACCTCGTCCTTGACCCCAAGACTGGCAAGGAGATGGCGAAGGTCCTGACCGAGAGTTCAATGATGAAGGGGGTCCGAATCATCACGGAACTCCACCGGAACTCCATCCTCAGCGGCCCCAAGACTGCCGCCGTCAACTTCTGGAACGGGGTTCAGATGCTTCTCCAGCCCGTCGAGCGCGCCGTCGGGAGACTTGGTTCCGGGCAAACAGACATTGCGGCCCGGGAGCTCTCGACGATCACTCGCTACATGGGGGAGAGCCGCGAGGCTGCCCGAGCCGCAGCGGCATCGTTCATCGCAGAAGGCGACTCAATCGCACTTGGACGAGGTAACACCCAGTTTGGTGAGTTCAGTCCACAACGGGCCGTCTCAAGCCGTAACGCCAGATTCCTGAACACGGTTGATCCGGCTACCGGAGGGGTGAACAGGACCGTTGCCGGAACCGCTGTCGATTTCGTCGGACAAGTCGTGGGCACCCCGACTCGCCTGATGGGTACCTCAGATGAGTTCTTCACGACCCTCTCAGCGCGGTCGGAAGCCGATGTCGTACTCCGCCGGATTGTCGCCAAGAACATGAAGCGTGGGCTCACCGACTCTGCGGTCAGCGCAGAGGTGCATCGTCTCAAGCAAATCATGTTTGTTGACGGTCAGCTCTACACCCGAAAGACCGTACTTGAGCGGGGGATGCGAATGGCGCGGGAGAAGTATTTGCCGAAGGCTCTCCTCAAGACGCTTTCCGATTCCATCGCGGCAAAGACCGGGGCGTCCGCGACGGACCCCTCGGTGGTCTCCGAGGCGAACCGGATGTTCAGCCAAATGATCGACCCCTCCACGGGCAAGGTCAAGTCCATGTCGGAAATCCGAAAGATGCCCGATGCTGACGTCTTGATCCCGAGCCTGGATGCCGCAGGTGGGAGAGCCGTCGCGGAGCCGCTGTTCCTCTCGGAGGTCCAGCGATTCGTTGACCAGAACTGGGACCAGTACGTCGATTCGGACATGATGCCAATCGGTGGGCGTTTCCAGGATCAGGTCGGTCAGGACTTCAGGATTCTCCAGCAGGCATCTCGGGAGATTGAGCGCCGCGTCCGGGAGACCACCTGGAAGCGCGACTACGAGGACATGGCGGAATCATCGGTGTGGGGTACCCGTCTCGTCGGAAACATCGGCCGCTCCGTGTCGGGTGCCGTCAATCAAGTCCCGGCACTTCAGCTAGTCGTTCCGTTCATTAGGACTCCGACCAATCTGCTCGCGTATGTCACGGACCGGAACCCCGTCGGCCGCAGTCTTGCGTGGGTGCAGGCGGCGCGGGCCGGGGACAAGGAAGCCATGGCCGAGGCCATCGGCAGATTCTCGACCGGCACGGTCTTCTACACCACGGCAGTCGCCTTGGCCGCCAATGGGATGATTACGGGCAAGGGTCCGAAGGACACCGAACTACGCAAGCAGCTCCTTGCCGCGGGGTGGCAGCCGTACTCGTTCCGAATCGGAGATACGTTCCTGTCCTACGGACGAAACGACCCGGTGGCGACCTTCTTCGGGCTTGTGGCGGACACCTTTGAAGTCGCTAACGCCACCTACGACCCGACCCCAGACGAGCTTGGTGCTATGGAGACGCTGTCCAAGGCGGTCCTCACCTCGGTCGCCAACAACGTCACGACCAAGAGCTACCTGCGCGGTATCTCGACGGTCATTGAGGCACTCGGGGGTAATGAGGCAGCCATTGGTCAGCTCAAGCGGCAGTACGCGGGAGCCGTGGTCCCGAACTTCCTTGCCCAAGGCGAGAACTACGTCCTCGATTCAGACATCCGTGAAACCAGGACGATGCTTGATGCCATTCGCGCACGGACACCGTTCCTGAACGACAACGTGGACAAGGTCAGGAATGCCACCGGCGACCCGATCTCCGGTGCTGAGGGTCCGTTCAGCATGTGGCTCCCAACGAACGCACGGAGACTCAGCAAGGACCCAGTCAAGCGGGAGCTCGCCTCGAGCCTCATCTCAGTCGGCTCGCCTCGTCGGGTACTTCCCGGCGGGATTGACTTGAAGAACATCAGGCTCAAGAGCGGACAGTCTGCTTACGACCGTCTTCAGGAGCTTTCCGGTGAAGTCCGGATTGGGGGACGAACGCTGAAGCAGCAACTCCAGTCCCTCATCTCGAGCCCCTTCTACCAGGGTCTCCCAGAGATGGGTCAAGACAACTTTGACTCCCCCCGTGTGTCCCTGGTCCGAGGAAACGTGTCGTCGTTCCGTCGGGCAGCAATGCAGCAACTAATGAAGGAATCCCCGGATCTCGCCGTCGCGGTCGCCAAGAGCCGCGAAGCCAAGGCGTCCATGTTCCGCTGAGAAACACCCATGCCAGAGTTCTACGAACTTCCGTACAAGTCACGGACCTTCTACACCGGAAACGGCGTCCAGAAGGATTTCCCCGTCACGTTCGCCGGCGGATCCCCGCTTGACCGCGGACACGTCCAGGTGTTCCTGAACCAGGTGTCGTACACCTCGAACTGGAGCATCGTGACGATCAACGGGCAGGACTACGTCCGGTTCGTGGACGCTCCCCCTCAGCCGAACGACGGTGTCCCCAACGTCATGCTGAAGCGCGTGACCCCTGGGAACGAGTCGGACCGGGTGGTCGATTTCACGGACGGGTCCATCCTCAGCGCGGCGGACCTGGACAAGGCGCAACTGAACTCCTTGTACGTCTCGCAGGAGTCCGCCGACCTCTTCCTCGACCAGGGCGGCGCTGCGGTCAACGTCAACTTCGACCAGACCATCGGCGGGGAGAAGACCTTCACGGGTGTCGTCGAGATCGCCCAGAGCGGTGCCTTCGTCCACAAGCCCCAGACCCCGATCTCCAAGGTCGCACAGGGGAAGCAGTACGTCCTCGCGGCCGCGACCGTGGACGGGAACGTCGAGTGGATGCCGACGACGGTGGCTGCGGACGGTCTTCCTGCCAACGTGGTCCTCACCGACACGCCTGCGGCCAGCAATCAGGTCATCACCGGACCGAAGCGGTTCGAGAACACCCTTCAGGTCCTCAACGGCAACCTGAAGGTCGATGCCCAGAACACCGTGAACAAGGCGCTGGTCGCCAACGACAACGCCGGGACCATGACCCTCCAGCCCGTGGTCAACGGGGTTCGGCTCGGTTCAGCGAATGCCGCGGTCTCCACGGGAACCGTGACGATCTCCCCGGAGTCCATCGGTGCGCTCCCTGCCAACCTCTCGGGAGGCGCGACCCAGACGGTGTCCGTACCGATCAACTTCACGGCCTCCATCGGGCTCGGTGACGACGCCTCCGCCGACACGCTGACCATCAACAGCAGTCTCGTCATCCCGCCCAGCGCAGAGGCAGGAAAGGTCCTGACATGCCTCGGACCCGCCGGAAACGCGACTTGGGCCCCCGCTCCCCAGACCGGCATCACGTCGATCAACGGGGATACCGGAGTTGGTGGGTCCGTCACGCTTGATGCTGCGGACGTCGGTGCGGCTTCCCTCAACGGGGCTCCCCAGACCATCAACGCGCAGACCTCGTTCTCGAACCACGTCACCCTCGGGGACAACGAACTCGACAACATCACGGTCCTCGGCCGCCTCAAGTACCCCGTGACCGGCCACGCGGCAGGAAAGGTCCTGTTCTGCCAGCCCGACGGAGAGGCTGTCTGGAACAACCTCCCGGCATCCGTGACCAGCGTCAACGGAAAGAACGGTGCAGGCAACTCCGGGGCGGTCACCCTGACCGCAGCGGACGTCGGGGCGGTCGGCGTGAGCGGAAACCAGTCCATCGCGGACACCAAGACGTTCACCGGGACGGTCTCAGCGAACAACGCCGAGGTCACCAACCAGCTGACCTACAACGTCGGGACCAACCTCCAAGGCAAGGTCCTGACCTCCGATGCCAGCGGTCGCGCCTCATGGGCCTCCCCTCCCGCCACCGGGGTCACCTCCATCAACAACCAGACGGGACCTGCGGTCACCCTGACCGCGGCGGACGTCGGTGCAGTCTCGGTCGGGACCACGCAGGAGGTCACGGGTGCCAAGACGTTCTCGAACAACGTCAACCTCGGCGTTGACCAGTTTGACATCATCACGGTGAACGGGGAACTCCGGATCCCCGGAGGAACCAATGGTCAGGTCCTCACGCAGACCGCGGCCGGCAAGGCCGTCTGGCAGACCCCGGAACCAGCAGGGGTCACCTCGGTCAACGGCGGAAACGGGGCCGTGACCATCACGGCTGCGGACCTCGGTGCCTACACGGCCCAGACCATCCCGACCGCAACGACCGGGCAGAAGGGACTGATGCAGGTCGGCAGCGGCCTCAGCGTCAACGCAAGCGGCGTGGTCAGCGTGAACCAGAATGCCTCGCTCCCGGTCGCCAGCGCCTCGGTCCTCGGCGGCATCAAGGTTGGCAGCAACCTGTCCATCAACCAAGACGGCGTTCTCTCGGCCGCGATCAGCCAGAACACCGGGGTCACCACCTTCAACGGTCGGGCAGGGGACATCTCGCCGACGTCGGGCGACTACACCGCGGCTCAGGTCACCAACGCGGTCACCACCAACTCGGCGCAGGACGTCTCCGGATCCAAGAAGTTCACGGCCAACCAGACGGTCTCCACGGCGACTCCCGCGGTCGGTACCAACGGGTCCTCTGGCGTCCTCCTCAACACCAGCGGTTTGGTCCAGGTGCAGCGCACCTCGGCTAACGACCGGGTGTTCCAGGGTCACGCCCCGGCAGGCGGAGTCACCTCGTACATCGAGGCGGACGGCGATGCCACCTTCAGCGGAGTGGTGACCGCCAACGGCGGATTCGTCACCACGGCAGGCATGACCGTGGGCGACAACACCCAAGACGGCATCAACATTACGGGAACCCTGAAGATCGGCGGGAACGGTTCAGCTGGTGTTGGCAAGGTCCTGACCTGCACAAACAACGACGGAAACACCGAGTGGCAGATGCCGGCCAACGCCCCCGTGACCTCGGTCAACGGAATGACCGGCGTGGTCAGCGTGAGCCTCGACGGCGAGGCCAGCCCCACCGGGAACCTCAACGGCGTCACCAAGGGAACCACCCAGACCATCAGCGGCCAAAAGACGTTCACGGCCACCACGAACTTCAACGGCGACGTCAACCTCGGTGACGCAGTCGGTGACGTCATCAAGGTCGATGGCACCCTCCGCATCCCTTCGGGTGCCGGCGCGGGACGCTTCCTCCAGTCGGATGCGAGCGGCAATGCCTCATGGGCAGCGGTCCCCACGGCCCCCGTCAGCTCGGTCAACGGTGCCACGGGTGCCGTCACAATCATTGCTGACGGAACCGAGACGGCCACGACCAAGAGCCTCGGTGCCGTGGACAAGACGTCGAACCAGACCATCGGCGGAAACAAGACGTTCTCCGGTACGGTCACGTTCAACAACAACGTCACCATCGGAGCCACCACGGCTTCCTCGCTGACCGTCAACTCGACCCCCGTGTTCCAGAGCGGGGGTGCCGCCGCAGGCCGTGTGCTGACCTGCACGGACACCAACGGGAACACCCAATGGGCCGACCCGAGCGCACCCCCGGTCACCTCGGTCAACGGACGCACCGGGGCCGTGGTCATCACGGCCGACGACGCAGGGACCGGAATCGGGGCAGTCACCAAGTCAACCGCCCAGGACATCACGGGCACCAAGACGTTCACGGTCGCCCAGAACTTCCACGGAGACGTCAAGCTCGGTGACGCCATCGGGGACACCGTCACCCTCAACGCCAAGATGCTTGTCCCCGCTGACAAGGGAGCCAACAAGGTCCTGACCTGCGTCGATGCGGCTACGGGACAGGTTGGCTGGGCGGCTCCGAGGGTGAACTCGGTGCGTGGTTCAGCCATTGCCCTTGCGAACGCCCAGACCGGGGACGTGTCCATCAGCGCAGCCGACGTCGGTGCCCCGACCATCGCGGCGCTCAACACGGTGTCTACAGCGGCGTCGAACGCCCAGACCACGGCAAACACGGCGAACGCGAACGCGAGCAACGCGCAAGCCACGGCAAACAGCAAGTTGTCCGCCGTGTCCCACACGGTCACCGCGCTCGGTCCTGCGGGAAGCGAGACCAACTACACCTGCCTCAGCGGCGACGGTACCGCAGGGAACCCCCTCAAGGTCGAGCAGGCGGCACCGTGCGGACCGGCCGCCGGTGACCTGTCAGGTGCCTATCCGAACCCGACCATCGGGGCCAACAAGGTCACCTTTGCCAAGATGCAGTTGGTCCCGCCGGCCAAACTGCTCGGTGGACCAACCACGGGGGTCAACAACGGACAGGTGCAGGCCATCGGGCTCGGGGCTGGTCTCACCTTCGACGGAAGCGGGAACCTGTCCAACAGCGCCATCCCGACCGTGTCCGCATCGGGAAACAACACGTTTAGCGGAACGAACACGTTCACGGGAAACGTGCAGGTCGGTTCGGCTCTCGGAGCGACCAATAGCACCACCATCCACGGCCCCCTCACGGCGAACGGAAACGTCACCATCGGTGATGCGGCAACCGACGCCTTGGTCGTCAAGTCGGCGGTCAAGATTGAATCCGGGTCCCCGTCGGCGGGGAAGGTGCTCACCTGCGACGGCAGCGGCAACGCGACTTGGGAGAATCCCGCGACAACGACTCTCCTGAGTTCCTCTAATACTTGGACCAGTTCAAACACCTTCAATAGCACCCTGACCGCAAACGGCGCCCTGACCGCAAACGGCAACACCACGCTTGGAAACGAGGCAAGTGATGTCATCATCGCCCAGGGTGTCCTGAAGATCAAGAAACTCGGAACTAATCCGGCCGTTGGAAATGTCCTCGTTTGCGTAAACGCCGACGGAACCACAGAGTGGCAGTCTCCGATGACCTACGTCGGAGCAACACAATGCTTCGTTATGAACTCAAGCGCAGGCTTGAATACTCCTGCCACGATTTCCGGACAGCCTTCAAGCACATTCTCTACAGGAACAGGTTATGCGAGGTCTCCGAGATCGGCAACCGGAACGTGGACCGGAACTTGGCGCTATTACATCGCATCCGGTACCGGTCTCGGAGAGAACATCGGAACAGTCGTCATTACGCCGAGTTCGTGTACCTACACAGCTGTTGCTGGTCTCAAGCCGACGGACCTTAGCACTGGAAACGTGAGTTTCATGCTTGCGAGGACCTCCTAATGTCCCAAGACCACGACGTCATGCTTGCCATCGGACGCCTCGAGGGAAAGCTCGACTCGCTCCTCCAGATGCG